ATTTAATAACTGTTCATCTAATTGTTGCTGTAACAATATTTCATCATCAGATGGTTTAATAGGATTTTTCTTAGTTTTTTTTATTTTTAATACTGGTGCTTGTTCATCATCAACTAATGGAATTTTACGTGTATAATTGGTTGTTAAATATTTCGTATACTCTTTTAAATATGTTTCAATTGTTACTTGTTTATTAATTGAACCTTTTAATTCATTAATCATATCAGTATCCTTTAATTTATCTATAGGTATAACAATATTTTCAGTTTCATCTTGAATGTATTTATATAGAGGAATGTTTTCCGACCTTAACCCAGGAGATATTATAAAAATAAATGGGTCTGTTTCTTTTCCATAACATACAAACGAACTTTTGTTGTAATTCGTTTCCATTAAATATTTACTTGAAATAATAAAGGATGGAATTTTATATTTGTCAAGGATAATCCATAAATCTAAATTAGTTATAAAATATTTTTCAGATAACAAAAACTGGTTAAAATTAAACTCGCCCGATTTAACTTGATTCCCAAGAGTTCTTTTCCCCTGAACTATTAAAATATCCAATATTTTTTCTTGATATTCTTTTAAATATTTTGAATATTCCTCAATTAAGATTTTTCGAATATCAAGGGTTGATAATATAATATTTAGTGTTTTTTTTATTATTTCAGATACGAAAAAAAAAGTGCAGTTATTGGTTTTTAAATATCCAACTTCTAGATAATTACTTGGAAACACCTTTTTCCAAATCGTAGATTTTATACTATTGGTAGTTTTTGTATTACAATCCGGTTCTATAACATTATTCACTTTGATATCCTCATTTAAATCAACTAAATTATTATATTCTTGTGTTTGTTGTGGTTCTGCTTGGTCGTATGTATTATATTTTGCATATTTATTTATTACAGCAGGTATTAGTCCTTCGAAATATTCTTGAGTTAATAATGACTGAATCATTAGTATTTCATTTTCATTTAAATTGTAATTTATGTTTTCAAAAGACAAATATGTTTGAGGTTTAAAGATAAATGAGTTTATTCGATTATATCGTATTAATTCATCAGCTAACTTTATATAATAAATATCTTCATTTTTGTTATTAGTAATTAAATTGATTGTTGGTAATATAAGAACACACACATTATTTTCGGAAACCGAACACACTTGTTGTAAAGAACACTTTTCTGTATTCTTTAAAATACATGTTGTTACTTGTTGTATTTTTTTATAATGATTCGAGTCACCTGTAAATTTTACTTTTTGATTTACAAGTGTTTTTAATAATTGATTAATTATTTGTAATTTTTCTGAATAAACCATATATGTTTTATTTAATTCAGTTTCAATCTGTTCTCTAATATTTAAATTCTCATAATCATTAATTAAAATCCGAACTGTGTTTCTAAAAACATTATAAAAATTAGTTTCTAATTTTATTCTTTTAATATAATCAATACGTTCTTGGTCCTTATCCGTTGTAGTTGCTAACGCCACATCCGTAAATGTAATCTTATTATTATTGGTTACTGTATAATTTTCATTATCTAATACTGGAATATCATCATTAACATCTAACAATAATTTAGGTTCTGCCAATTGAACAAACTGGTTTGTTTCTGTTAAAATTCCAACAACGTGTTCGTCTTCTATAACCTTATACGCAGGTTTACAAGGAATTGTGTTATTTTTCCCAGATACATTTATTAGAAAATTTACCGTATCTTCGTAATTGTTCCATAAATTATCATCTGTCATAAAGACATATTCATTAATTGAGTTATTTATTGAGGATGGATAACAAGGCACAAAACCTACTTGACCCTTTCCGAAGGTGCTTTCAGCAATAACCCCAATAACTTGACTATTAAAATTAACCACTTGTTTAATGATTTCAAACCGTCTTTTATTTAATAGTTGAATTAAATCGTCTAAGTTAATCGGTGTTTTTGCAGTATATTGGTTTGGCATACTTGACAAAGGAATACATTTATTTTGAATATATGGTTTTATAATTTTCTTTAATGTTGACAACAATGTTTTTGACAGAGACGACTCGTATTCACTAAATGTTTTTCCAATTAATATTCTTTTAGTATTATTTTTATACGAATAAACGGGTTCGAAATATTTACCGTCTTGAATTAAAAGAAGGTTTTGTTTTCGTGATTCGTATAAATTATTTGAATAATGATTTGTTGGACAAATTAACTCGACATTATTTGTTATGTCATTATTAGAAATTCTAAATATTATTAGATTTATTCCCAATGGAAATATAAATATATTTGACGAACATATAATATCCCATAAATATGAATAATCTATGAATATTTCGTCATCCTTTAAAAAATCAATGAAATTTTCAAATGCCGAAACAACATTCTTAAAATAAATCATTTCGAGTTCGTTTGATTTGTCAAGTTTTGAATATACGATTGAATCAGTATATTTGCTTATGTCTACATTTTCATTTAATTTATGGAAATTAGTAACTAAATTACCATTTTGATATTTAATAAAATTGTCTATTTGTAAAGATTTAATTATTCTCTCCTTCATTTCTTTAATTGAGGGTATTTTATATGAAATTCCATTCTCATCTTTTTTCGCAAAAAAAACGGCATCTGCTATACACGCAATAAAAGATTGCATTTCATTAACTTCAACACCGTGTCTCAATAAACATGCACTTGTTTCTTTTATAAGAGAGTTGTTTTTATAGCATTCATTATTTTCATCATTTAATATTTTTTGTATAGATACAGGTAAGTATCCCCAACGACCAGATGATAATGGAAACTTTTCAGGACCTTTAATATACAAGTCATCTGCTTGTTTTTGTGGTTTAGTTTTAGTCACCTTTTCCTTTCCGGAGCATTTATTTCTTCTAACAATCTGCTCTTTTGTATCCCATGTTTTAAAACAACACGGTAAACAAAACCCTTGAGGATGACTATTGTCTTGAAACCCCGGATAGTGTTTATAATCAGGGTTATTTTTTGGAGGTGTATAAAACTCATATACATAGTGTCCTGGAATTACCTTTTTTGCTGTTTTGGGGAGTATCTCTCCACATTTTCCGGCCTTGACATCTTCCTCCGAAATAACGCTATTGGTTTTTAAACACCAATAACGAGGACAAATATAATAAAATTGTTTATCTGGGTTTGAACCATATTTTATAATATCTTCTTCTTTCAAAAACCCTTTATAATTCTTATCAATATTTTGCTTTTCACTTTCGTTTAAAATAACCGGTTGACGTCTGGTTGACGACGGACATATCCTTGAATATGCGTTAAAATTCCCCTGTTTTTGAGTTATTATTAATGCGGGGTCTCTATTTTTTATTCTATCTTGAAAAAAATATGGATTATTTAAGGGCATCCCATCAATATTTTTAATAGAATTGTCGTCATCCATATTATCGATTGATTCTTCAGAATTAACCGGTGAATCTATATCTGGGAGAGAGTTATTTGTATCTTCGGATTGAACTGGTGAATCTATATCTGGGAGAGAGTTATCTTCGGATACTAACGACAAGTCCGAAGATAATGACGGACTGCTTACCTCTCCACCCTCGAGTTCTTCCTCATCCTCATATTCTTCGTCAGACATATCATCAAAAAATAAACCAATAACACGTTTATTGTCCTTATCTTCATTATAATCTTCAAAAGATGAATCTGATAATTTTGTAAATTTAATGTCATCGTTTTCTATATACGGAATTTCATAGTCTTCCGTTTTTTTTTCATAAACAGAAACAATATCATCTATTTTAATATCGAGTTGTTCGACCGAAGAACATAATTTATTAATTTCACTTGACGGATATAACGTGGATGATTTATTTTGAGTTATACGAATTAATGAATCTAAAAAAATAGGAATCGTATACAAGTAATTAATATTATTAATGTTGTGTACATTAATTGTAATCACACTCGTAAATTTATCAAACCCGATTGTTGTTTTAAATCCTGGATTGTCCTTTATTTCAATTTGGTTTTTTCTTGGTCCTCTTTCTATTTCCTCCTCATTCATTAATCCTTTAACTAGTTCTAATGCGTCCGGATAAGTGGTCCCGTATTGTTTTACTAATTCGTCAACAATCTCTTGACCGAACAACCCTTCTTTCTGTTTTTCAATAATAAAAGCCTCTTGACTTGTTCTTTTATTGAAATTGGATACCCGTTTATATCGTAATATAATTTCCTTTTTAAAATCGTTATTTTCTATAATAAACGCGCTAGTAATACACCCGATGAATTTATCTAGATTTATTGGTTTATTAATTTCTATTTGCGATTCATAATTTATGTGCTTTATATCTATAAAACTATCCATTAAACTAGAAAACAATCGGATTTTATAACCGCTTTGTTCCATATATTCTTTAATTTCATTAATAATCGGGTTTACGGTATTTCTTAAAAGTATATCAATATCATTAATATCCATAGAATGGTATAAATCAGAACTAATTATAATATTACAGTTATCATCAATCTCAAAAATTATTTGATTTTGTATATTATCCGCTGTATATTCTATGAATGCAGTAACTGATTTTGTCCTACCAATAGTTTTTATTAATTTAATAATAGTTGATTTTTGTAAATAAGGGATTTGTCTACCATCGTTAGATATTTTATCTGTATAAAGACGATATATATTTTCTTGTTTTAACGATGGGTTATATTTTATAAGAGGTGTATCCTTTGTAGCATGAATAAGTTTAAAAATAATATCCAGTGGAACATTAATAATATATTCTGGTCGAATTATTAGTTTGATATATTTAATTCCTGTAAATTTATAATTTAATTCCGTGATTTTATATTTGTAGACATCATAAAACATATCTACATTTTTAAAAGTTTCTAAGGTGTTCTTATTTAATATTTGTTTATTTTCTTCAATTAATAATTGGCGTTTGTCATTCAATTGTTCTAACGATTCAATGGATTTGTTATATAAAAATGGGTAATATATCTGAATTGTATACTTTTGAGAAACATTCTGCTTTAAAACGTCTGTCGCAAAACATAAATAAATATTATTACCGACAATATCTCCACTATTTAATAAAAGCTGGTTATTAAGTGTTGACAATGATTTATGAGATGCCTTTTCCAAAAAAGAATCGTAATCTGTAACGTTAAAAGGATTTGACACAAACGGATATTCATTCTCAACAATAAAATATTTTTGTCCGAGAACCTTTGAGACCCACATTTTTTTATTATTTATGTTTAATGCTAAAATGTCATCATAACTATATAGTTGTTTATCCGGAATATTTAAATTAACTGGTTTTCCAGTATCCTCGCGAACCAAATTAAGCACGAATTGATTTATTCTAACTCGTGTTAAATCAAGTTTTTTATTTTGAGTTAACGATTGATAAATAATGTTTGCGTTTAATAATTCTTCTTTTAAACAAAACAGGTAAATTTCTTCTAATGAATAATCTTTACGTAATTCGTTAAGAATTTTAATTTTAATTATACCAATAGTATCATCCATATGTATTTGTTGTTCTGAAAAATGCACGCGTATTTTATTTGTAGAAATAGTATTCAATTCATCTGAATTAAATATATTTATAAATGCGTGATTTGACGGGTCATTTACGAACAATTCATTCACTTTTTTTATTGACGGGTTTTTACCATAAAAAACATATATAGTATCGGTTACATTATCACCGATTAAGTGATTTATTTTATAAATAGGCATAAACTTAGTTTCTGACATATATATTAATCTTCATATTTTATATTTATGTATTTCACTTCGTTAATTTATTTTGTAAATATTTATTTTAAATCATAATATGGATTATCATTAATAGTAAGACCGCAATATTCGGTGGATTGTTTTTTATAATCAACAGGTATATAAATATTCGATTCTTTTGCGTTTTCTAATAAAAATTTAAAATTCTGCCAAAATTCTTGTTTGTGTCCTATTGTTGTCGTCATAATATGAGACAACTCGTGAATAGCTACAAATGTTAATGTATTTATATCTATTAACGTATCGCCGGTTTTCGTTGTATTTAAACAAAACGCAATCTTTTCCCCTTTATTTTCACTATAGGCAGTTAATTCACTTGTAGGAAGTGTCTCGCTTATAGATTTGGGATTAAATCCCGCAACTAATTTTTTAACACGTGTATCATTTGGATGTGTTTCTTTCATATAATTAACGAGTTGTTTACATTTATTAGTAACACTTGCTAATAAATTAGCGGCTTCATTTAGTTTTTCTCTATTTCTTACGCAATATCGATTTCCATCTGCTGTCGCAATAATACATTTTAAATTATATGTATCGGAATCAAAATAAACTTTTAAACAAATGACTATTATAAATCCTACAAAAACATAGAATACCACACTTTCATTTTTAAACATATATATAATAATTCTTATTTTATTATATATAAACTAATATTCATAAATTTATTGAGGTCCGCTTCCAATTTGTAGCGGAACACGCATAAAATCTGGAGTAATCGTGCTTTGGTTCCATGGTCCAACGTTCAATTGAGGATTTGGAGGTTCTGAACGAATCTGAAGATTTGCGTTTCTTAAAGACTGCCCAATCGTATCAATACCGATATGATATCCTGCCTTCAATAAATTAACGTTTGATAATTCACCTTTTCCAGATGGGTTTAGTTGGGCCCATTCACTATTTACATCTTTTGGTAAGAGTTCAGAAGGATTCTGAATACTTGGTTGAGAACAAGATGACGGCATACCTGGTGAAGATGTTTGAACACCGTTTGCATCGGCAAATACCTCGTTTTGACCTAAAGGTTCCGCTGGTTGAACTGAATTATTTTGAACTTGAGAATTATTGTAGGCAACATTCATATTTTGGTGCATAGATTCGTTGCCTGATTTTCCTTTAGAATTTAAATTTTTAATTAACAAACTAGCACCATATGCGACTAATAACAATACAATGATTGCTCCAATACCGTAATCATTCCATATTCGTTTAAAAGAAATCTTCATTATATAAATTTGATTATAAAATAATTTTATACATATTTAATTATTCTAAACATTAGAAAGACAACTTAAAATTCGGCGTTTTCGTCATCTGTATCTTTGTCGCTTTCATCTAAATCATCTAACATATATTTATCCTTAATACTTTGTGCTTCTAAATACGCCTTCTCTGCGTATTTCCTTGCTTGTTTTGCCTTGTTTTTTGCTTCTTTATATATTTTATAATAAACCTCATCCGGTTTTTTTAACGTAATTGGATTTAAATTATTGTCTAAAGTAATTCCCAAATCAATTTCTGTTAACTCCTTATTATTTTCATTATAAGGAACTATATCTAAATTCTCAATTTCTAAATCAATATTACTTTCGTTAATTAATTTAGTTAAAGTATCAACCTCTTCGTTTTCATTATTATCTTCACTTTGAACATTATCACAGTTTTCAACTAACTCGTCATTTTCAAACTCTTCCGTTTTAATTGAATGAGGTTCATCATTATTTGTAATTTGTTCTAAACTAGACTCTTCGGTGTGTGAATGAGAAGGCTTTTTATGCTTAATTAAACAATTTTCAAACATTGAGTAGTTTTTTAATACCATAACCTGAATTACAACAAGTTCAAATTGAAAACTTTTATTCGTAAATTTGATACCTTGTATTTCTAATATGGATATAATTGTCGTATTAGGAACGACATCTTCCATCGTAAGTTCCCGTTCGTGTTCATCATAAATTTTTATGTTTTGTAAATTAGTTAAAGTATTGGTTTGAACGACTGCACGAATTAAATACCATTTACCCGATTTATATACTTTTATAATTGGATTAAAGGCTGATTCAATATCGTTTAAATCTAAATCACCATTAAACCAATCTTTGGATTTTTCTAAAATAAGTTCGTGAGCTCTAATTTCTAATTTTTCAAACCAATTAATTAATTCTTCCGAATTATTATCAAACATTAGGTCGCAACAATATTTTTTTCCGCTCTTAATAAACCCGTTTTTTGTTAAACTGGTTGATTGGATATATAACGGGTTTTTATTACAGAGTATTTTTGTAAAATACGTCCCACCTTGTCCGCCGGTTGGTTTTGCTAAAGTTAAATTCGTAAAATCAAAAGAATCCGATGGATTAATTATATTATTTGCTATATTGTCCATTAACTATTATACATATTTTTTTAACGCTACTCACACGCAATAAATCTCATTAAATATTATATATTTATAATTATTATGAAAGAAATGATTAGTTCGTGTTTAGACATTTTCAAAAGAAAAGACGTTCAAAATGAATTAAAATTGTGTTTTAAGCCCATTTTAGAAATAATAAATCCATACATTTATATGATATTTACCATATTTCTTATCTTTTTTATTATGCTTTTAGCAATATTAATATTGCTATTACTAATTTTACGTAATAAACAAATAATAACCAAAATATTATAATATTTTCTCGGCTAATTATATAAATGCACGGAAAAAGACACACCAAAAGAAGAAATTCGCATAAGGGAGGATTTTCAGGTCACGCTGAACCGGCTACCTACAGTGACTCACAAAGTTATATGTTAAAAACAGTTGGAGATGAACCTATGCAATATAACAATACTTTTCAACAAAACGGAACAAATAACTCGGGTTATCCTGCTGCGTCTAACGCAATACGCGGTCTTCAGGGACAAGTTGCGGGTAAAAGACGCAATCGTAAAATGAAAAAAACCAAGGGAGGGTTTATTGGTTCATTGCTAAATAAAGCAGCCGTTCCATTTACATTATTTGGATTACAGCACACTTTAAGCAAGAAATACGGTAAAAAAAATAGAACGTTTAAAAAACGCAGAACTTATAGAAAATAAAATAATTAATTATAATAATGGACCCTATTTTGGAAGAACAACTTAAAAACTGGATTATTTATGATAATCAACTTAAATTGTTGAATGAAAAAATACACGCAATCCGAGATAAAAAGGCAAAACTAACAGAAAGTATATTATCTACCCGTAACTTATCTGATTCATCTATAAATATTAGTGACGGTAAATTATTATTTAAAAATACAAAAATAATAGCACCATTAACCTTTAAATATTTAGAAAAAACTTTAGGAGAAATTATAAAAAGTGATATACAATTAAAACAAATTATAGGACAAATTAAAAGTAAAAGAGAAATATCCATTATTCCAGAAATAAAGCGGATTTATAATGTTTAATTATTATAAGTGTATTTTATATGGATGAACTTTCACAAAATGATTTAGTTTTATATACTAATCCCGATGGTAAAATATATAGCGGAGGATTTAATCTAAATTCAATTCTATTTAATAAAGATTTATCGCCCATTTTTAATATAAATACACAAGATAATCAATTCGGGGGAGCTAAGGTATCAGACTTATTTGAAAACTTAGCAATACCTCGAGGATTATTATATTTTAACAATCATAAAGGCGGATATGAACCTACTGAAGGGAATAATAACGAAGATAATGTAATCGATGATGATATTTATAATAAATTATTAAATTTAGTAGAACCAAAACAAAACAAACATACTAAAACCAAACATAAAAAACCCAAAAATAAAGGAGGAACTAAAAAACGTAAATATTAGATTTTACTCCAATTATTATAATTAAAAGGTGAAATCAATATTTCGGAAATTTTACTTTTCCAATAATCAACTTGTTGTTGGAACTCAATATCTTTTTTGGTTTGTGGATATGGCGTTGTTGAAGACATTAGGTTCTCTTCTTCGGGGGTAATTCTTGGTTTATATCCATAGCAATTTACTCCAAATTTTATGTTTGGGTTAGCAATATATCCTCCATTAATTCCTGGTCTTCCACAATCGTTTTCGTGTCCACTTATTTTTTGTAAATTATTAAATGTATTTTTTTGTGTTGGAAACAATCCCATTTGTCCACTAGACCAACCATAATTACACCATTCCGCACCATTATTATACGCATCCTCTAGTTGTTCGTATGTTGCTAATTTAGAGCCATATGCCTGACATATAGATTTAGCATTTTCATAATCATAATAATTACCGGGTATATTAAAGACCTGTTTTTTGTTTGTTATTTCAGGAACAGAAGACTTATATTTGCTTTGGTCCACAACAATATTTATTTTGGGTTTTTCGGTAAATAAGTCTGTAATTGATGCAACCACACTAATACTAAAAAAATACTGAAACGCATTAAGTATCATTAAAATTATAAAAATAATTACTACAATATTGATTACTATATTTCCGCCGTAATTATTTCCGCTATTTGACCCATCCCCTGTAACGGGGTTATTTCCTAAATAAAGAAATAAAATAAAGTAAATAATTATCACTAAAAATAACAATATTATTGCCGAAGGATTTATTAAAGTATTATTAGATATGTCTGTTGGCTGAATAGTTGTGTTAACGTCCATTATATATTATCTACTTTTTTTATATAAAGTAGATAATGATTTATTTTACACACTATATATTATAACTATGAATACGCCTATAATGGTAACATTAGATAGAGACGCCATGTCGGGGTATTTATTAAATGTATTAGGGACAGACCAAATTCACGATTTTTGTGGTTCTCGATTAGAAGGTGCTAAAAAAAATATTATTAAGATATTTTCAAATGCAAATTCTTCAAATAACAGTAAAAAATCAAATCGATTAAAAAACGGTAAAACCCAAACCGGCGGATTTCCGATTCTTATTGATTTACCCACGGATTCTGAATTTATAGAACAACAATGCTTGGAAATTATTAATATATTTGTAAACACTATAATTTATGAAAATAATGAGATTGATAAAAATAATGAGATTGATGAAAATAATGAGATTGGTAAAAATAATGAGATTGATGAAAATAATGAGATTGATGAAAATAATGAGATTGATAAAAATAATGAGAGTGTTTTAATTGTTAATGGTGGACAACAAACATCTACACCACAAAAAAATTTATCATATAACAATTATGAAAAATTAACAGGTTCGCCGACATCGGTTACTGAAGTCGGAGATGGTGAATCATATACGGATTCAAATTCGGATAAGGCTTTAAGTAATTTATTTAACCAATTTAATAATGAACCTGAAGATTCTAATGATAATGTGATTATATGGGGAAACCATGTTAAAACTAATATTAAGTTGTTCGTAGATACATCACATAATAATATTAACGATTATTTAAATTATATATGTATTAATGACATAATTAATATTTTTACATCATATTTAGATAAGTTACCTGAAATAAACAAATCAGAAGATGTTACCAATTTCGAATATTTCAATACATTATATGTTGAATCCATGAATTATTTTATATCGTCTATGTCAATATCTTGTTCTGATAATATACAAAAAGGAGGAGAAACCAAAATAAAGAAACCTTTTAAATCTGTCATATCAAAGATGCTTAAACAAATGGCATTTACCTTTTGTGATATATCCAATGACTATAATTGTGGTGATTGGAAGAACTCACCAAATTGGGAATGCTTTGAAATCGGATTACTCAATAACAATATTTCAACGGTTGAAAAACATTCATCAGATTGGATTAGAGAACACATAATTTCAAACAAACCCAAAGAATATGAATATACAGGACAATCCAATAAAAAACAAAAACTATATCATATTGTTCCCGGTATTAAACAGTTAGAAGGTGTATTTAACGTTATCGGAAACTTAAATTGTAACTTAAATCCAAAAACACAAAAAAGGCATATAATTAACAACTCTGCAAATTTAAATGAACCTTGGAAACAGATGGTTTTAAATAATTACCCAAGTTTTATAGATTCTCAGACATCAAGTGACGAACCCCTTCTTGAAAAAATGGAAATATACAGTTGCGGATTTCAAGATCCATCAAACAACTATTATATAATGAATATGAACAAAAAAATTGACACACATACAATACAGATTAAGTGCAATAATAACAAATTTGAATTCACACAAATATGTTCGAATTTTAACATTTATAATAAAACAACAAAAAAAATGGTCCCTGCTACAAAATGGAAAGATGTTACCCTTTGTGTTGCGTTAATACGTGCGTTTGAGAGTATTTCAAATACGTTAACAAATAAGAACATTACAACTTTACCAAGTTTAATTAAAGTTATTGAACAACAATTTACAAATACAACAAATACAACAAATACAACACATACAAATATGATACAACTATTTTATATGTTTTCATTATTTAAAGGTTTGGGTGATATCTCTCAAGAAATGACATCTGTCATTAAGTATGGTGGAGGAAATAAAAATAAAATTTCTCCAAAAGTTACAGATAACTACGAAGCGTTTGACAATAGTGGTAATGCTTTACGTTTTTTTTTAGCAGGTGATATATTATCCGCAAATAGATTTATTTTAACATTAAATTATGGATTAGAATACGGATTAAAAAACAGAAAAGATAATAATATAAATTCAAAAGCGTATGGAGGTTATCTTCATGTATATGGTTGTAAATCCACCGATATGTATTTGGTCGAAGCAAATCAACCATTACAAAAACTACCAACTGGTGGAAATAAAAAACATTCAAGAAAATATAAAAATTCTAAACGTAAGCGAAAGAACCACACTAAAAATACTCGAAATAAACATAATAAAACGTATAAATTATATAAAAAAAATACGTGATAATATGTAAGACCCTTATTGATGAATCATAAAATATATAAAAATAAAGGATTAACCGGATTAAATAATCTTGGTAATACGTGTTTTATTAATTCTGCTATGCAAGTATTGTCTCACACATACGAACTAAATAATTTGTTAAATAAATTAAGACCTAAAATCAAAAATAATCTTGAAAGCACACTATTAAAAGAATGGATTGAATTAAAAGACGTAATGTGGGTGGAAAATTGCACTGTGTCTCCCATTAAATTTTTAAAAAGTATTCAATATGTTGCTAAACAAAAAGGAAGCAATAATTTTATAGGCTATCAACAGAACGATTTACCAGAATTTTTATTTTTTATAATAGATTGTTTCCATGCATCTTTATCCAGAGAAGTAAATATGCATATTTCAGGTAAAGTAATTAATAAAAAAGATAAATTGGCGGTTGAATGCTTTAGTATGATTAAAAAAATATATTCAACCGAATATTCTGAAATATGGGATTTATTTTATGGTATTCATATTTCTCAAATCATATCACTAGAAGATAATACCATTTTAAGCAATTCACCCGAACCATATTTTATCATAGATTTACCGATACCGCCTAACATAAAAAGTCCAACCTTAATGGATTGTTTTGAGTTATATCACGAAGGGGAAATTTTAGAAGGAGAAAATGCTTGGTATAATGAAAAAACAAAACAAAAACAATCTGTTAAAAAACAAATATCTTACTGGAGTTTTCCGAAAATATTAGTAATTGACATTAAACGGTTTAATTCGAGCAATCGTAAAAACCAAATATTACTTGAGTTTCCTTTAACAAATTTAGATTTAAACGAATATATGATTGGATATAATTCCGAAAAGTGTATTTATGATTTATATGGAATATGTAATCATAGCGGTTCGGTTCTTGGAGGACACTACACATCATTTGTAAAAAATGCGAATGGTAAATGGTATCATTTTAATGACACAATCGTAACAGAAGTTACAAATTTAGAAAATTTAATAACAACAAAAGCATATTGTTTTTTTTACAGGAAAATAAAAAACATAAAGTCTAACTAATATTTAAAGTTTAAAATATAATTATAAATATGTCCAACTCAAATCCATTTTATATGAGATATTTTAATGATACGCAAAATACACAACTAACCTCTGACCAACGAAGAATGTTAAATAATTACATAAATATGTATAATAATACCCTACTTGAGATGCAAGGATTAAATGCTTATTTAAGAGAATTACGACGTAATATTGATTATATATATTTTCAATCTAATGAAGCACTTTTAGAACAAAATAGTAGAAATAGACAATATCGTAATAATACAACACCTTATATAGATATTCGTAGAACAAGACGTTATAATAGAACACACACAATTCTTAATGAAAATTTTTTAGACCCTATAGCAATAATACCCACAATTACACAAATCACAACAGCAACACAATTGGTGTGTTTTGGAAATATACTTAATCCTGTAAATGTTATTTGTCCTATTACTCAAGACCCGTTTGTTCAAGACGAAATAGTTACACAAATTAAATATTGTTCCCACTTATTTAATTCATTATCATTAAATACTTGGTTTTTGTCTAAATGTATATGTCCCATTTGTAGGTATGATATAAGACAATATCGCGCAAATAATACATTCGAAACACCCACTACAATAAATACAACTTTAATACAATCACAAACAGAACCAATTACAACTAGCGTATCATATATAGAACAACCGTTTAGATTTCGGGATATTTCAAATAATGATGACTTAGCAAGACAATATGCTCGCGAATATAATGATTTGTTAACAACTGATATTTCCAATAGTTTTTACCCATAATACGAGTTAAAATAAAAAATAAATATTTGTGTATTTATTTTTTATTCTTGTGATGTAATGCTGTAATGTATTTTGTATTTTGTATTTTGCTTTTATACCTTTTGTTTAACACCAAAGAAATTAACCAAACTTTGATTTCCGTCTTTGGCGTTATTGGTTTCTCTTAGATAGGTATCAAACAGTAATATTTTAACCTCTTTATTTTTTAATTTTTCTAATTTATCATCTATTTTTTCTGGGTCTGTTGTATCATATAATAATTTAACCTCTTTTTTAAAATTGGATATTTTGGATACCTTTTTCTGCATATTCCATATTTTTTCTAGCACAAGGGCAAATACTTGTTGGACTGGTTTCATTATTTGGTTAGTAATATAAAACGTGTAATCAATCTTCAAATTATTATCAATAATAAACTGAGGAGTTTCTATTCTTTCTCCTTGTAATGCTTTTTTATTTGGGTTGTTGACATAAACGAAAGGGATTCTATCTCCTGAAGTAGGTTTATTACCCGGGTCTCTTGTTGCGATTCTATCTGCCAATACTTTATGTGCGATACTTTTGGGGTTTTTATAACCACTTCTTAACGATTTTGTAATAATGAGTTTATCCATTGAATATTTCTCATTAACCAAATTATTCAAACACGATTTTAAGAAATCGATTGCTTCTTGAATATTTTGTTTTTTCATTAAAATATCAATGATTCCACCATATATATCTTTAACAATCGGCGCGTTATCTCTTCTTTTTAACACAATTCCCATTTCCTTTCTTTTACACTTATTCGGGTCGGTTTCATAAAGCATACCTACATACCTTTTTTTAGATAATAAACAGAAAGGCATGAATGTTTTCTCATATTCCAAATCGTGAGGACCTTTGAGAAACTTCGATGCTAAATGTCCTGCTTCTTGCGCTAATTCGATTGTAATCTCAAGAGCCTTTTTACCACGAATTGGAATATTATCGTGGGTTTGTAAATTAAATGTAAAGAATACAGAATCCGTGTTATGAACTATTAATTTTCCAATTCCTGCTGCGAAATGGTGGTTTTCAGTTGTTAAATCGTAAACATAACCCTGATAAGGAATGTCTATAATTTTCTTAATGGCGTGAGGATTTTTCCTTTGTTTTAATTTTGTCATTGTAATTCTATAAATATCTGGTTTATCTATTCTTGTATTCAACGATGTTGAATAACCAATACTTGAAGCCAACCAACAAATATGTGAAGCACTAATTTGGTTTTTTTGGTCTATTCGTATATATCCGTTAATATCTTTATCTCCATCCGCGTCATACAACCCATTAAAGAATGCTTTACGTATATTTATATTACTATTTAATATTTCAACTGGAATTATTTTAGCATTACGATAATATAGAAGTTCTCTATACTTTTTAACAAATTTAACAATTGAACCATATTTACTACATTTTGGAACTATTTTATAAACTCCCGAACTTTTTAACGTAGGTAACATAACCCATTCATAATCAGTATACGTTTTTTTACATAACTCAACGTATTTATTAATAATGTCTAATGATGCGTTATTTAATGCCCAGGAAGATTTTTTACCCGACGCACAATTGTATTCACCACAGCTTCCATCACCAAAGAAGAAACCCATTATTCGCGCCTCCTCCTCATTAATACTTTCATAAATATCATCATTTATTGGTAAATTTCCGTGTAGTAATTCGGTTCCAACGAACACATCTTTTGGGGAAATTTCTTCACCAGATTTTAAAATAAGTGAATGGTCGTCTGTGACATCAACTAATCCAGTATGTGTTAATATACGCATCATTTTTTTATGACTTGCCAATGCGTGTCTAATTACACGGTATAATTTAGTCCATCCATTTTCAGTCCAGGTTTCAACATCAGATAATTCACAATATTCTTTTTCTTGTTTACCTTCTTCTAAACACACAACCCATTTCGAATTACCGTATTTATTTGATAATTCTTCAATTGTTACGATTTCAATTATACCATTTACTTTTACATAAACAGGAGTATAGTTCGCAACGCTGTCGCCGTATATGTATTCAGCTTTGGTTTTAATAAGTCCATATTTTTCATTATTAAATATTGCATCTCCATATACTTCCTCAATTATTTTTTTGGCATAATTAAGTAACAGACGACCCGTTGAGGTTGTGGATGCTGCAACATCCTTTTCATAAAAAGAACTCGTTTTTGCTCCGCATTGTCCGTAAAGAGAATTTGCCGTAAGTTTATAACCGATTTGTCGTTTATCCAACACATTTTTCATAAATTCGTCTTTTTCTTGTGGAATTAATTTCCGGGTTTTTTTTCGGGCGGTTAATAATTCTTCCAATATAGAAGGCATAATTGCCTTTCCTTCTGGAAATTGAGCAAACCTACATATTTTGGTTCCCGATTTAATTTTTTTAGCTGCAGACGTTGGTGTATCTCTTACATAAAGATATGTGTCGTATGTAATATTTACGTAACTATAATTAAGAAGGTTATCATAAATAAAAACGCCGCTTTTATTTTTTTCTCCGGTTTCGCAAACAAGATTTCCGGCTAAATCATACTCTTTCGTCCAAACCTTGCTATCATGAGATAAATTTTCACTAATCATTGATGACGGATAAAGAGATGCGTAATCAACACAAGCTACTGGATTATCCAAGTATAAATCACACTTTGGTTCTAAAACAATTGCACCTTCATAACCATCATCTAATTGTCCCTTTTCCATCACAGGCATTAGGGTTAATTTTTCACGGCATTTTTTAGCAATATAACTGGTTAATTTAATGCCCTGACCTCTCATAACCAAGAAATTAATTGGAACGCTACAAATCTTTGCCATTTCAATAAACCCTGTTAATATGTCTACTTTATTCATTAAATAATGAACTAGGTTGCAATCCTGAATACAATATTTCGCAATTACTCCTCTATCAGCCGCAGTTCCATTAGTTAATCTAAATATATCTTTTGGTGTAACGTCATCTTTTGCTAAACACCATCTGACTTTTTTTGTGAAATCCGGTTTAACAATACCCTCAATTTCAAACGTATTTGTTGATTTGTCAACAGAAGTTACTTTATATTTTGAACCATTCTCATAATAATCCACAGAATAACCAATTTCTTCAAAATGAATATAGCTTTCCTCTAATAGTCCAGTCATGTTAAACGTTTTAATTTTGGTAGTTGTATCAAAATATTCCAACTCTTTTACATAATCACCAATAAAATGACCTGAAACATAATCAAGTTTATACGAGGTTAAATTCTCTTCACGACGAAAGAAGTTATATAAATCAACCTGTAATCTCCCATTCATTTTTATGAATTTTAATTCGTGTTGACCACTCGCGATTTGAATACTGCTTTCTTCAATCTTATACTTGTTTGTATCGGTATCTTTTGTAGCACAGACCTCGTTAATATTTCTAGATAATTGTAGGAATTCCTCAGAGCAATTATTCTCTTCAGAACGTCTAAACATAAATTCATAATCAAACCCAAATATATTATATCCAATAATAATATCTGGGTTTTCTCGTTGAATTAAGTCTTTCCAAGCAAGCAATACTTCCTTTTCTGTATTATATGTTTCAATCACGCTATTAGGTATTTGAGAACAAGAACCTAATACGATACAATGATTTAAATGTGGGTCTGAGTTTCCATAATTTAAAAACGTTGAACCTATAAACGTCACTTTATCTCCCTCTAATTTTGGAAAATTAGAAATTAACGAAAAGTTGATTTCATTTATTTTGATATCTCTGTCGAATTTGGTGTCGCACAACATATCAACAATTGTGGTTGTTGGTCCATTCGACATTTTTATATATTTACTGTTATGTTCATCTTCGTCATTATCATCCATATTTTTCCCCATTATCTCAAACATCTTTTCAATGGTTGACATATTTCGAAATTCGGATGTGTTTTTATAGTTTTTTATTGGGGTTGTTAACCATCGTTCAATCGCAATCATTAATTCTGGTTTAGTTATCATTTTTATGGGATATACCAGGTCAATATTTTCCATTTTTTCATAATTAAATGCGGTTAATATAATTTGTCTGAGGATATTTTTACATAATTCAGAAGTTACATGCATATTTAAATTTTCAAAATATTCGATAATATTGGTCACTAGTTTTTTATACGTTTTTATAGGAATAGGAAAATCGCCGTGACTACTACTTGCCTCAATATCAAAACTACATATTTTATAAGGAACTCTATCTTCCTTATCATTTAAAGGAATAATGTCTTTATAATTAATAATTATTTCGAAATTACAGGTTGTTGTTTTGAAACACTCTTTGGTTATTAGTATTGATTTGTTATTTGGCAATGCAACCCATCCAGATGGACTTATATCACGAATATGAAAGAATCTTAATAATGGAGGAATGTTTGCTTCATACAATAGTGTATTTGTATCCATAAACGGATACCCGTGCTTTAACAAACTTCTACCAGAATCAGTATACTCACCATACCATAAATTTTTTGCTTTATTAAATGCGTTCATATTTGTGAATTCCAGTTTTATAAACTTATGTTGTTTTCCTCCATCAAACCCGTATAGTTTTTTTCGTTTTACGATAATACATTCAGTAATCGAATTTTCATAAAATTTACCCATTTTACGTTTTATTTCTGCCAAAAACAACAATTTAGTTGAGGTATTCCAGGTATCATTTACCATTACATAGAAAAACGGCTTGTAATTATTTACAATAATAGAACACGTTTCACCTTTAGTATTTAATCCAAAAATCTGGATTAAGAAAATATTTTCGTCCGTATAAGACGTTCTAGATTCATCATTTTCACTTGCGGTATCTTCATTACACTTTCCGTTATAAACGTTAAAATCAACGAGTTTAAACACTTTATCCATTTTTATAGTTGAATTAAAATACAATTGTATATTTAATTCAATTTTATTTGTTATATTTGTCGACATTATTTGTTAAGTACCATTATACCACAAATAATTAATAATATTCCACCAAGTCTTTTAGGAGTAATACCACTATTTTCTTTACTTGATAATGTTATTTTAGAACCTAAAAACCCGCCTAATACCATAGAAAGCGTTAACACATTTCCAGCATAAATATTTATATTTCCTAATTGGAAATTATTATATATACCAACTAATACTGGTAGTAATAAAGCATAGACTATTGTTCCCGCTATT